TGTAGCTTGTTATGTTGTAGTGGTTGCCTGCTGTTTTTAAAACACCATCTACTCTAACTTTTACATCAGAAGATTGATATGAAGGGAAAGAAAACGACTTAGTTGCGTTCCCATCCCCAGTGTATTCTACGAATGTTGTTGCCATTTATTTGTATATGTTGAGGAGGGTAGCTGTTTGATCTTTTTTTGCAAGCTGTAAATCTTTCTTAACACGTTGCTCACGTATTAGTTTTGCTATACCAGCTTCGTCGTTAATTTCACGCCATGCACGTTTTCGTGCTTTATCAAACATTCTTTTTATAATTATATTATGATAATAGTCTCTAGCGTTATACTGTCCACGTTTGCCTGCTCTAATGTCTCGATACATTTGATCTATAGATGCTAGTATTTTAGGATCTACAGCTAGTTTATCAAGTTCACGTTCTAGATTCTGCTGACCTATAGCACGTTGAAACTCAGATCTAACTCTAGGAGAGTCAGTTAAGTTTGTACCGTCAGGTGCATAATAAGTAGATAAACGTAAATCATAACCACTATCAAATAGCATGTTTCTACCGGGGCTTTGATCTAGACTAAGACTTACTGGACTGACTGCATTAAATGCACGAGTCAAGAAATCCCAATCTTTTAAAGGCTTACCGTTAAGAAGATCATACTTAATAGGTAATGGTTGGTTGCCGTCTAACTGAGCAAACTGCTCGTTAATTAAGTTACGGTTACGTATAGACTGATCAATTCCAGATCCAATCTCACGCATATATGGTAAAAATAGTTTACCTAGTTCGTTACGTAAACCAGCTAGTGGTACTTGGTTGTTAGCTAGACCAGCTAGTATTCTGTCAAATTGACCGGGTCTACCACCGAATAAGTCTACAAACGACTGTATACCAGCAAGATAAGACTTACTACTTACAGCCTGTGCGACTACAAGAGATATTTTTTGTAACTGTGATTCTGTCCACTCGTCACCCATAAGTTCACTTGCATCACCTACGTCAGCTACAGTAGACATAATAAGGTTAAATGGTTCAAAGTTGTCGTAACCAACACGTACAGCACCTAGCTTTATAGTTCTTGGTTCCCACTTACCATCAAGCCACATCTGTCTTTTCTGTCTGTCAACTGGTCCGTTACCATTAAGATCACCACGCATCCAAGCTTGTACAGCCATAAATGTCACAGCAGATCCCATTGCAAATCTACCTGTTTGTAACGCCTTAGCATTAGATAATTCTACTGCATCGGTAATACCATACTTAGCTACCTCTGTTAGATCAGAAGGTTTAGCTAGTGCAATATCGTTAAACTCTTTAACTAAAAAGTTAAAACCGGGGGTATACTTACCTGTTAGTGCAAGTCCGTTTACACCAGTTCTAGCAAACAAAAAGAATGGTTTAGCTAGTGGCATAGAGGTAAAGGCATCGTTAAGACCCTTTGCAAAACCTGTAAGTTCTTGTGTAAGTGTAACTTCTTTACGTGCAAACTTAGTTGCTTCGTCTGTTATGTTACCTTGTGCATCAAAGACCTGACCATAGAAGTCATCTTCGTATGCTCGCATTACTTCTTTTGTAATTTTAGGTGTTTTGTAGCCACCTTCTTGTAACTCAAGGGCTCTACGCATAGCCTTTTCACGCATCTTAGCACGGCCAAGAATGTATGCAAAAGCGTCGTCAGTTGCAGCCATGAGCTTTGTAGAGTATGTTAGATAATTACTATCATTCATACTACGAGCCATGTTAGCCATACGAAAAGCTGCCTGCTCTCCGGGTGTAGCTCTACCACTGTCTTCTGCCCATCTACGTAAGATTTCCCAGTTATCATCACCTTTACTATATTCTGAGAATCTAGTTTTTATAGTTGCTATATCACCTTTCCAGTATGAGTTTAGTCTTTCTCTAAATAAATTAAAGGAATCTGGTATAGCTTCCATCATACCATTGATAGATGCAAGACTAGCTCTAAGAGTCTGTGTGTCACCAGTAAAAGGTAAACGTACAACAGAGCCTAGGGCTGTAGCAAAAGGTCGTAGCATAGTTGCAGTGGATGTACCCATAATTGCTCGGACTGGTGTTTTAGGACCAGATAGAACACTATGACTCATAACACCTTCTAGTTCTCTAATTAAGATACCAGTTCTACTTACACCACCTGTTTCTAACTTACCACCTAACAATACAGTTCTTGCCCACTTGTCAAAGTCGTCAAGAGTATTTACATCCTTCATCATGGAAAATGCTTCAAACATAGCCATAAGTAGGTTTTCGTCATCATCAGCTATTCTAAGCACAGTCTGTATAGATTCTCTAGACTTAGCTATATCTTCTGATAATACTTCTTCTATTGCTTTCTTTCTAGCTTTACCAGCACCTAGTTCTCTAAATGAGTCAGACTTAACAAGTCTAGCTTTTTTAGTCTCATATAGTGCCATAAGCATAGTATCAGCAATCTGTTTAGCTGGACCATCTATAGCATTTAAGTCTACAAGATCAGCTATTTCTCTACCAGACACGCCAGTATCACGTAGTTGTTTGAGTAGTGATCCTACAATTAGGTCAGCTACAACTACATTTTTAGATGTCCAGACATCAACACCATCTATGGTATCAGGTCTGGCTTCTAGTAATTCTTTTAGATATTCTTGTGGAGACATGTTAGCCGCCTCTCTACCTAAAGTAATACGTTGATGCTCTTCTACAGCTTCTTTAAATTTAGAAGCTAAAGCTTTTCTGTTACCTTTTACAGCATCTAATTCTTTTTTAAACTTCTGTTCGCTCATTAAGCCTTGAAGTATACGATCTACTGTTTCTTCATCTGTACCACCTAATCTAGCTACACGCTCACGTTCTACAGGAGTTGTTACACTACCAGTAGATCCTTCTTCTGATCCCCACTCTTTACGAGTACGAGATAGCTGGTCACGTGCTACAGAAGGTTCAACCTCTGATATGTGTGCACCTTGATGTGGTTCTGCAAGTGGTCTGTTTTTATCAGCTCTAAAATCAGCTTCTCCTTGACGGAGTTGTGCAACACCAGCCTTTACAGTCTGGTCATCTAGGCTTTTGTTTCTAGCTGCAATCTGATCTACAGCTTCTTTACCACCTTTTTTTAAAGTATATGCTATACCGTCAAATACAAGACCTATGCCCATACCTTCTACGATGTTTTTTATCTTCATCATAACAGGATGGTCAGTCTCTTTTGTAGATAATGGGGTATCAGACCAGCCATATCTATCACGTAGCATACCTAATGCGTTTTGTTCATCTGATTCTTTAGATATAAGATCAGATACAGCTCCAACAGCTGCACCTCGAGCGAGACTACTGCTAGCAAGTCCTACCAAACCAGCTGGAATGGTGACTATGCCGGTAGCTGCTGCTGCCTTAGCTGCGGCTACTGTACCGACTGCCATAGATCCAAAGTGTACAAGACCTCTGAGTTGTTTACCCCACCATGTCTTGGTTTCGATTGGATTGTCGTAAGAGTCAAATGGTGTAAACTCGGGTTTGTAATATCCTTTTTCTTCTTTCTCTCTTTGCATTTCGCCTGATAACGCATCTTTTGTACGCTCAGGGAATGTGGCTAATGAAGACGCAGTGTCTTGCAAGCCGCCAGATAATATAGACTGTCCCTCTTTTATGAGTGCCTTAGCACCCCAAGTTTCAGCATTACGTGGATCGGCTTGTTCTGATACTGCCTGCTCTTCAGCTGTATTAACTGCTTCTTGTTTCTGTAGCTTTTCTTGACGCCTAGCTTCAAAATCATCTATAGCGTTTCTAGCTGCATCAACTCCAGCAGTTATATCGTCTTCACCTATTTGATAAGAGTTGCCACCTGAGTAGGAGTCGCTCATCGTTTAAATCTTCCTGTTCTTTTTGTAGATTTTTCTGGTTTAATACCTTTTTCTAAATCACTTAAAATAACCTTAGCTATTTGTGGTGTTAGATTTTGTAGTTGTGACATGGAGTAGCTCTTGAGTCTAGGAAACAGCTCGTTAAGTGCTTCTTGCTCATCAACACTAAAGGTTGTAAGTTTTGTTGTAACTTCACCACCTTGTACTGACATACCACGTATTGAGTTCATGCGATTTAATTTGTGTCGTATAACTTCAAAGGCAAGATAGTCCTGAAAGTTCTCGTCAAACTTTTGACCATCTTTTATAGTTCTTCGTAATGCACCATCGTTGGCGTCAAAAACTTCTGTTAGTTCTTTACCTGTAATACCGTATCTACCTAGCTTAATGTTAGGATTCTTTAGTGCCTGTTCGTAGA